ATCATATCCTTATACGGACATGTAACAGGCGTAAAAAAAGATATTTCGCAGATTAAAAATAATCATCTCAAACATATCCACGAAGACGTCGAGAAGTTGGGCGGTAAGATAGACAAGATCTATTGGGTTCTCTTAGCAGCAGCGGGATCTGCTGTACTCTTTGCTTTGGAAAAACTAGTTAATTAAATCCAATCTTTTAATTCTTCACCCATAATCTGAGTTGCAATGTCAACTTTCTTTCTTAAAGACTTTACTATTCTTTCATCGACAGTATCCTCACACATTATATCTATGTAAGTCATTGGTCTTGTCTGACCAATACGATCTATTCTAGCTTCTGATTGCTGTCTTTTCTCAAGGTCATAACCATTAGAATAATAAACCATTGTAGATGCTGCAGTTAAAGTAATACCATACCCTCCTGTTTGTGGAGTTCCTATAAAGAATCTACACTTAGGATCTTCTTGAAACCTTTTAATATTTTTTTGTCTATCAGCACTTGGTGTTAATCCATAGTAATCAACAAACCCTGCATCAAACTCTTCTTTGATAGCTTCAATAATTTTGTGTACATCTCTTTGCCAATGAGCCCAAATGACAACCTTACCCTCAACTTCATTTAAGACATTCATTAGTTCATCCATTCTATTATTTTTTACATCTTGTATAACCCCATCATCAGCTGTGAAGTGTCCACAAGTAATTTGTTGTAGTCTCATTAATTGTGTTAGAACTGTGGCTGTAGTCATACTTTTGCCATTAAGATATGCTAATGCCATTTGCTTCATCTGATCATAAATTTTTCTTTGGTCATGGCTTAAGCTGACAATACGTTTCATAAAAGTTTTTTTAGGTAAATCTAAACATTCATCTTTTAAAACTCTGTACGAAAAAGCCTTTAATTTAGCGCTTAATTCGTCAAGGTTTCTATAACCAACCGGGATTTCAATTGATCGTCCACCGAAATTCATCTTTCTCATAACAGCATATCTTTGTCTAAATGTATAAAAAGATACATGACCTAGGAGCTCAGGCCGTAGAAAATCGCATTGCATAAATAAATCTAGTGGCGACTTTGTGACAGGAGAACCTGTAAGAATTCTTCTATATCTAGAGTAAGACGCAAGAGAACATATGTTCTTAGTTCTTTTAGCATCTTTATTTTTAATTGTAGTAGACTCATCGATAACCATCATTGCTCTATGGCACGATAAAAATTTAGCTGCAAAGTCAACACCTTTTTTAGTAGAGAAAGCATCAACATTCATACATAAGATATGTAGCTTTTCATTTGTTTCAAACAAACTAGTCAAAGCTCTATCTTGTTTTTTAGTAATGTTGGCTTGCCAAAGCACATTGGTTGTCTCAATATGGTCAGGTAGATGGGTAGGTATTTCACCTTCATGCCAATTTTTATACACACCTTTTGGTGCTATAATTAAAAGACCATCGATCTTGCCATTATCATATAGCATTGCCGCATTGTCTATTAGTACCTTAGATTTACCCGTACCCATTTCCATAAAATAAGCATAGTATTCTTTCATCCAAGAATTTTCTAAAGCAGTTACTTGATGCCCATAGGGCTTTGTCTTAAATTTATAATTCATAATTTTCTTCTTTCTAGTTGACAATGTTTTAGATTAATTTATAAAGATTGTCAATGAAAGAAAATACAGTTTATGTAATACAAGAAATTGCAGGAACTCGAGAGGGTAAACCTAGAATAAATATTATGGGTGCATCTGAATACGGTTCTCTAAAATTTTTATTGCCCGAGCTTTCACAAATTATATTTTCTCCGGGACCATTAATTTTTAAATTAAGAAAAGTTCTGAGAAATTTTACGAGTGAAGATTATCTTTTATTAACTGGAGATCCTGCTATAATCGGCGTGGCTTGTTCGATTGTATCAGATATAACAAACGGTAAATACAAGCTATTAAAATGGGATAAACAAGAACGAAGATATTATCCTATCAACATTAATCTTTATGAGAAAGGAGAAATAGATGATTGATGAAAATACAAAAGTTAAAGTATTCACAGGTAGTGGATCTATTAACTTCGAAGACGACAGAAAGGAAAGTATTGGAGAAGTTGACAATGCTAAAGCCCTTTCTGATCAAGTAACCAAACTACAATCTCTCGAAGACGAGATTGAAGAGCAAGAGAAAAAACTTAAGGAGTTGAAAAGAAATCAAGAGTTATTATCAGGAGAAGTTATTCCTACGATGATGACGGAGATGAATATTTCAACATTAAAATTAGCAGACGGATCAGCTGTTGAAGTGAAACCCGTCTACGGTGCTTCTATTCCTGTTGCAAAAAAGGAAGAAGCATATACCTGGCTTCGTGAAAACGGCCTAGGTGATCTTATTAAAAATGAGATTACCGTTGCTTTCGGTCGTAACGAGGACAACAAGGCAATGGCTTACGCCACCCTTGCACAGGGTCAAGGTTATGAACCTATCCAGAAACTAAAGGTTGAACCTATGACTCTAAAAGCATTGGTCAGAGAGCGTCTTGAGTCTGGACAAGAAATGCCCTCTGATCTATTTAGTGTGTTCGCAGGCAACAGAACCAAAATAACAAGGAGTAAATAACCATGAACCAAGTAGCAGAGAAAAAGACTGCAGGACTTCCTTCAAATATATTTGAAGAAGATGCAGCAAAAGGTTTGGGTAAATTAGGTCAAGAAGATCTAGCCCTACCTTTCTTAAAAATCCTAGGACAGTTATCACCTGAAGTAAATAAAAGGGATGGTAAATATGTTGAAGGTGCAGAACCAGGAATGATATTCAATTCTGTTTCTGGAGAGTTATATGATGGCATGAAAGGCATTACTGTCGTTCCATGTTTTTATAAACTCGAATACATAGAGTGGAAAGATAGAGGAGAAGGATCAGGTGGACCAGTACAAATCCACGACTCTTCTTCAGACATCATGAGTCAAACAAAGACTGATGCTAACTACAAAGACAGATTACCAAATGGTAATTATGTTGAGAAGACAGCATCTCACTTTGTATTGATCACCAATCCTACAGCAGCCACTGCTTTGATTTCTATGAAATCTACTCAATTAAAAATTAGTAGAAAGTGGAACTCAATGATGGCAGGAATAAAGATGAAAGGTAAGAATGGTATGTTCACACCTGCATCTTTTAGCCATGAATACAGACTAAGAACTGTTCAGCAGTCTAATGACAAAGGCACGTGGTTTGGTTGGGAAGTACAGAAGATAGGACCTGTATCAAATGCAGAGCTGTACCAACAAGCAAAAGCTTTTGCTGAAAGCATTTCTAAAGGAGATGTTAAAGCGAAACATGGTGAAACCGATAAAAAGGAATCATCACACTTCTAATTCCTTTTGGAATAGTTGCAACAGGGGCGGTGAAGCGAGAGTGGACCCGCCCTTACTGATAGGATATGGAAGAAAAATTTATACAGATATTTAGTGGGTTCTCAGAGAACTATGGTCAAGCTGATATGCAACGGCTTGAAGTAGATCCTATCTCTAAAAAACAGAAACCTGAATACAGATGGGCACAACAAGAACTAACAGATGATGCATACAAAGATCATTTGATAGGTACAAAGTCAATTGGTATCCAACCTTGTAATGAAAAGAATCACGCACGATTTGGTGCAATAGATATTGATCCTCAAGAATATGTAAGCTTCGATAGAAAATTTTATTTAGATAAAATAAAAGAATATGATTTACCAATCATACCAATACTATCTAAAAGTGGTGGACTACATTTATATGTATTTACATCAGACTTTATTCCTGCAAAAATTATAAGATCATTTCTTACAAACTTAATACCAATATTTAATTTAAAACCTGAAACAGAAGTGTTTCCAAAACAAACAGAACTTGTCAAAGATAGTGAGACAGGAGAGATGAACAAAGGAAACTTTATTAATCTACCATACTTTAAAAAGACAGAGCGACGAGCTCTGAACTACGACGGCACAGAATTTACATTTGAACAATTTATAAAAGTTGTAGAAGAAAATTTTATAACAGCAGAAAGAATAAAAGAAATAGACGACAGCCTAGAGAAAAAAGTTTTAGAAGGATCTAATGCAGAGTTTAGTGATGGTCCACCATGTCTAGCAGCACTATCAAAAAATAAATTATCTGATGGTAGAGATAGGTTTCTTTATAACTATATGGTGTTTGCTAAAAAGAAATACCCTGACAATTGGGAAGAGAAAGTAATGAGTGCACCTGTCTTATACTTTGAAGATTCAGTTGCTTGGTCTAAACAAAAACTTACACAGAAGATTAGATCATGGAAACAAAACTACAAAGGTTACACTTGTAATCAAGACCCAATCGCACAGCATTGTATGAGAGGACTTTGTGTTAAAAGAACTTTTGGTATTGCATCTGACTTTCAAGATTCTTATCCATTGTGTGCAAACCTAGAGAAAGTTGATCTTGAACCAGAACCAGAGTATAACTTTGATGTGACTTTACCTGATGGTCAAACTGTACGATCTGTACACTGTAAAACAATTGAACACTTAACCGATCAAAGAAAAAGAAGAAACTCAATAGCAAAGTATGCAGGGTTTGTACCACCATTACAGAAAGGTGGTGATGATCAAAAAGTATTAGATGCATTATTTAAAACACAGAAAGTTATGCCACCACCCGTAGGCACTACACCAAAAGAAAAACTACACGACAATGTATATCAAAAGATTATAGGACCTGAAGCTAAGAATGATGCATCATTTAAAACAGGTACAACTTTAATTCAAGATGGATACGCATACTTTAAATTTGATGTGTTCTACAAAAGATTAAAAAATAAAGGGTGGAGATATCAAGAAGATAAGACAGGATCAATGATGCTTAAGATATATAAAGATTGTGAAATAGATTTCTTAGATCAAAAAAGATTTCCTACAACACAAAAAGGTAAACACAACAGCCCTACTAAAAATGTTGTAATGATATCAATTAAGAAGTTTGACAAGATAAAAATCTATCACAAAGTCACCGAACACAAGAAGGACATACTATGATCAGAAAGATACTAGGACCACCAGGCACAGGTAAGACTACAAAACTATTGAAATATGTACAGACTTTTTTAAAGTTAGGTACACCAATAGAAAGAATAGGATACTTTGCTTTTACTAAGAAGGCAGCTACAGAAGCAAAAGAAAGAATGCTTAAGTTGTTTCCACAGTATGGCTACAGAGATCTTAAACATTTTCAAACTTTGCACTCACTAGCATTTACAACTCTAGGTATGAAGAAAGATAATGTTATGCAGGCAGAACATTACGAAGAGATAGGTAAGACAATTGGTGTACAGGTATCTGTATACAAAGGTGGTGAAGAAGAAACAGGATACATAGATTCAGATAGTGAATACTTTAATCTAATAAATATTGCACGAATCAAAAACGTATCTACTAAAGATGAATACGATACCGATCTATACTCTGATGATATGGATTACAATCTAGTAGAAATTATAGAAGCAGAACTTAACAATTATAAAAAGTCTTTTGCTCTTTATGATTTTACAGACATGATTGAAAAATTTGTAGGGTCAGAATTATGCCCTAAATTTGATGTAGTTTTTATTGATGAAGCACAAGATCTATCGCCAATACAATGGAAGATGTACGATATTATAAAACAAAATACAAAGATAATGATTCTTGCAGGAGATGATGACCAAGCAATATATGGATGGGCAGGAGCAGATGTACAAAGATTCCAGGAAGAACCTGCAAAAGAAAAAATTTTACCACAATCATATAGAGTTCCAATCAGAGTTCAACAAGTTGCAGATTCAATTATATCTCAGATAGACACAAGGATCATGAAACTATGGGAACCTAGAAACAATGAAGGACATTGTGAAGAGGTGTATGACTTAGATGAAGTTGATCTAACACAAGGTAAGTGGTTGATACTTGCACGAACAAACTATCGTTTAATAAAAATGAAACCATACTTAATGGAACGAGGTATATACTTTGAATACAAAGAACGAAAAAGTTTTAGTGCTAAACTATGGAAAGCAATCAGAGATTTTTCAAGGTGGACATCGGGTGCACAACTAACAGCACCTGAAATAAAAGATATATTTGATTACACAGGTCATGAATTTGAAGGCGAAGAACATTTAAGTTATGACTGTGAATACTTTGGTATTGATGCAAACGATACATGGTACGAATTATTTAACGCAGACCCTGAACAAGTTTTATACATAAGACAAATGTTAAGTAATAAAGAAAAACTTTCTGAGGAAGCAAGAGTAAAACTATCTACGATTCATTCAGCTAAAGGTGGCGAAGCTGATAATGTATTATTGATATTAGATAATACAGAAAAGATACGTGAAGCAATTGAAAAGAGTCCTGAGAAAGCAGATGAAGAACATAGAGTTTGGTATGTGGGAGTCACTAGAACAAAACAAAGCTTATACATAATGGCTGCTAAGGAGGATAGATTAGGTTATGACATCGAAGGTTTGGGATAAACAACACGGAGGATCACATTATCAAAAATATAAAATTCAACCAAGTAAGTTTGTAGTGGAGAATGAATTGTTATATCCTGAAGGATGTGCTATTAAATATATAATTAGACATCGGGACAAAGGAAAGAAACAAGATCTATTGAAAGCAATACATTTTATAGAAATGATAATTGAAAGGGATTACAAATGAAGATACCAAAGTTTGAAGCACAAACTGAATGGGTTAAACCTACTGAGTTCCCAGACTTAAGACAGGTTGATGAGATAGCAATCGACTTAGAAACAAAAGACCCAGGCCTCAAGGAACGTGGATCAGGATCAGTCATCGGTGATGGTGATGTTGTGGGCATCGCTGTAGCTACATCTCATTACAAAGGATACTTTCCTATTGCACACGAGGGCGGTGGAAACATGGACAGACAAAGAGTTATGCTTTGGTTAAAAGATGTACTTGAATCTCAATCTACAAAAATATTTCACAATGCAATCTACGATGTTTGTTGGTTGCGAAGACTAGGACTTAAAATAAATGGTGACATTGTCTGCACAATGATAGCAGCAGCGGTCACCGACGAGAACAGATTTCGCTATGATCTCAATAGTTTAGCGTGGCATTACCTTGGCTATGGTAAAAATGAATCAGCTCTATCAGAGGCAGCAGAAAGTTGGGGTATCGATCCTAAAGCAGAGATGTACAAACTACCTGCAATGCACGTCGGTGGATATGCAGAACGGGACGCAGAGATCACACTTGGTCTTTGGCAAGAAATGAAAAAAGAAATATTGCATCAAGACTTAGAAGACATCTTTGATCTTGAAACAGAATTGTTTCCTTGTCTTGTTGATATGAGATTCAAAGGTGTACGAGTAGATACTGAACGTGCACATCAAATGAAAAGTAATTTAATAAAACAAGAACAAGATCTATTAAAAAAAATAGAACGAGAAACAAATATCTATCCACAGATATGGGCAGCTAGAAGTATTGCACAGGTATTTGAAAATTTAAAAATACCTTTTGAAAGAACAGAGAAAACAGATGCACCATCATTTACAAAAAACTTTTTACAAGAACATGAACATCCTGTTGTAAGAATGATTGCACAAGCAAGAGAGGTAAACAAAGCACACACAACTTTTATAGATTCTATTCTTAGATACGAACACAAAGGTAGAATTCATGCAGAGATAAACCAATTAAGAAATGCAGGAGGAGGCACAGTCACAGGTAGGTTCTCTTATCAGAACCCAAATCTTCAACAGATTCCTGCTAGAAACAAGGATCTAGGACCTATGATTAGGTCATTATTTATACCCGAGGAAGGCCATAGATGGGGTGTATTTGACTATTCTCAGCAAGAGCCTAGGTTGGTAGTACATTATGCTTCTTTGTATAAATTACCATCAGTCTATGATGTAATAGAAGCTTATCAAACTGACCCTAACGCAGACTTTCACCAAACAGTTGCTGACATGGCACAGATACCTAGATCACAAGCAAAGACAATTAACCTTGGATTATTTTATGGTATGGGTAAAGGTAAACTTCAAGCAGAGTTAGGTGTGAGTAAAGAAAAAGCTGCAGAACTATTTAACACTTATCATGCCAAGGTACCTTTTGTTAAACAGCTTATGAGCAAAGCATCTAACAGAGCTCAAGACAGAGGACAGATAAGAACTTTACTTGGAAGATTATGTAGGTTTCATTTATGGGAGCCAAATAGTTTTGGTATGCACAAAGCTATGACACACGAAGATGCACTCAAGGAACACGGACCAGGGATCAAGAGAGCTTACACATACAAAGCATTAAATAAATTAATACAAGGCAGCGCAGCAGATATGACAAAAAAATCTATGTTAGAATTATATAAGGAGGGTATCATACCGCATATACAAATACATGATGAACTTGATATATCAGTTGAAGATGAATCTCATGCTAAAAAAATTATTGAGATTATGGAGAATGCTGTTACACTAGAGGTTCCTAATAAAGTAGATTATGAACACGGAGATAACTGGGGAGAAATACATGATTAAAAAATACTATGATAATTTTATGGTATGGCAGTTACACAACAGAAGAGAAATAGTTTTCTTTGCTGTTGGGTTTATTGTTGGTGCTGTAATAATATAATGACCTATGGCGTATTTGAATGTAAATATACCACCAACATACGCACAAATAAAAAGAGAATATCTTTATGATTTACAAAAACATCATGGAGAAGTTGAAGACTGTATTATATTTGGTCTATCAGCCCTTACTGGTCGTGCTATACTATGGCACGCTATTATGGAAAACGGTGCAATATTTTATCGCTTACCAATTAGCGCGTTTATTCAAAAGGGATTTGATGCATCCCGAGTGCCCGCAAGACGACTTGATGAACTACAGCTCTGGAATTGTTTTTCTTATTATCCTTCTGTCCATCGTTGGGATATATTAGACGGACAAGCAGGAA